GGATATGTGTTTCCCTGTTATCAATGCAGGACATTAGCATTATTTCTTGGTTGGCACTCACAGAGTTTTAGACTGACGATTACATCTAAAAGTGTGTGTTTACCTTACTACTCAACGTAGTTCATATCTGCAATATATGTTTCCATAAAAGCAGTCACTAACCCTTGAAACCATTTTGTTAAGCCATATGCAAAAGACAAATGTGTCCACTTTTGTATATGTTTGAATACATATTTCTATGTATATAGTTACTTAACAATTAGTCCTTGTTTAGATTTTATTATTGCTAAAAGCTCATTATAAGCTTTACAAAAGTCTTTATTATTTATTTTATAGTCATATAAATCTGTATGTTCAAAGTCTTTTTCATCACGCAAATATCTATCAATAATTTCTTTAACATTAGAATCTCTGACTAAAGCTCTTTGTAGGCGAATCTTGTCATCACATTCTATTAGTATTGTGGTTATATAAGGGACTAAATCAGTTGCTAGAATGGATTTTAAGCCTTTTGGATTTACTATTGCTACTACATTATCTGATTTAGTCAACTCACCTTTTATAGAGCCATATAGCCAGTTAGTGTTTTCTGAATCTATTTGATATGATTCGTATTCTAGTATTTCTCCATTTCTAAGCTTTTCTTCAAAGTCTTGTTCTGTAATGAAATTATATGTAAGTCCGTCAACTTCTCCTTCTCTTTTTGGTCTAGTGGTAAAGTTTATTGCTTTTTCTACATGACAAAAAGGATTTTGTATTAAAGCATTTACTAAACTATCTTTACCGCTATTTGATTTTCCACATATTAAAAATAGATTCATACTGCCTCCTAAACTTCTGCCAATACAAATAATCCTACTTTAGACTCTAAGTGATATACATTTTTAGATTCTAAATAAGTTATTTGTTTGTTAAATTCTTTTATCCATATTTTATTATCAAATAATAGATAACTTAGTTTTCCAAAAGAAACTATTTGTAATGTAGCTCCTTTTAATGCAGTGATGTGGTTATATTTACCTTTAACTACATCAAGTACCTTAAAAGTTTTTGGATATATTTTCATATTATCACTCCTAATTATTATTTTTCTTTGTTCCCACTTTTTCTATTTTGATATTTTGTCTATTTCATTGGCTATAAATAAAGTTCCGCCTATTAAAATTGTTATAAGTAATACTTTAACAAATGATTCATAGTTGTTTACGTCAAGATTAAATATTACACATATATATGCAATTGTTACTACAGTAATAGACATAATTCCAACTACTGCAAGAATTGATATTATATATTTAGATGTTTCATGATTATTTTTCATATTTGCCTAACACCTGTCTTTTTATTCTGTCTTCTACTCTTTTATTAAGATATAGTAAAGCTATTTCAATATGTCCTAATGCTTTTTCATTATATATATTTGCAAAGTCACTTGATTGAAAACCCTTTAGCACATCTCTAGCTATCTCTAATAAATCATTAGGGAGTAATCCATTTGCTAGATTTGTCTCATTTCTTGGGCCGCATTGCATTTGGATTTTATTTAAATATCCATAGTTGAGTGTTTCTTCTGTTACCTGAGTTCCATTTGGAACAATCATATATTGATGATTTGCTCCACCTGGTCCAATATTATCTATTGCATAAATGTCGTTTAAGTTTTCTTTAGTTTGTATTGTATCTAATTTTCGCATTAATTCACCTCCCTTCTTAGTTTCGGCATAATCAATTCCTCTTAGAGCATATATTATTAAATCTTCAATACATAATTTTCTATTCATAAATTAATTCTCACCTATATATTCTATTATTTTATTTTGCTTTAAAGATTTTTGAACATCTATAATTCTTTGATTTGATGAACCTCTAAACCTTAAGGTTAAGTCTTTTAATTTATTTATGTATTCTCCATCTACTAATACATCTATATATTTAAGAATTGGATTTTCTTTAATTTCTTCAAATCTAAATCCTGTATATAACCAAATTGTATGTGTTGGATTTTTTTCTTTATATTTTGTTAAAAAAGGAACAAGGTCTTTGTAGCTATATATTGGGTCTCCTCCACTTATTGTTATGCCATCTAGCATAATATTTTCTTTGCATTCCTCTATGAAGGATTCTTGCAGTTCATAAGTAAATGGATAACCATAATTGAAATCCCATGTTTGAGGATTTTGACAGGATTTACATTTATGTAAACAACCACTAACAAAAATTGTATTTCTAATTCCGTCTCCATCTACAACAGAATCGTATATTATTCCACCTAAATTCATTTACATCTCTCCTAATGAATGTCTAACTCTATCGTGGACTTCTTCTATTTTTCCTTCATTAAATTTTCTATAATCTGTAGTTAAGTAACCTGTTACGCGTCTAAGTCTTTCAATATCTTTACTACCACATTGAGGGCATTTGTCATTTATTTCAGAAGAATATCCACAATTCATACATGTATCAATTGGGAAATTTAATGCGAAATATGAAACATCTTTAGACATAGCATAATCAATCATTTTTTCAATAGCTTTTAAATTATTTATCATGCTAGATTCTAATTCTACATACATTATATTTCCGCCCGTAGCTAATTTACTAAAAGGAGCTTCTTTGTCGATTTTATCTTTAATAGTAATTTCATCATATACTGGAATATGATGTGAATTTGTAATATATTTTTTATCCGTAACTCCCTTTATTACTCCATATCTTTTAACTAAATCATTTCGTAATGTCTTGCAGCAGTTTTCGGCAGGAGTAGCATAACAACTAAAGTTCAATGAATTTCTTTCTGTACACTCTTTTGTGAAATTATAAATTCTTTCTACGATTTTATATGCAAAATCATATATTTTATCATTATTAGTTTGGGTTTCTCCAAACATAGCGACCATTGTTTCTGCTATACCAATATAGCCAATTGCAAGCGTTCCATGTTTCATTGATTCTCTTACATCTTCCTCTAAATTTAATTTTCTACCTATTGTGTTTTTCATTAATCCATTTTGATGTAAAAAGAATCCGCTTTTGGCTTTTTGAGAGCATATCCATTCGTATCTATCTAATAAAGCCTTTTCAGATAATTTAAGCATATCATCTAAGTCTTTCCAAAAGCCTTCTATATCTGCTTTATTTCTTTCTCCTAAACATATTCCATTTTTAATACCGATATCAACTAAATTTATTGTAACTGGAGAAATGTTTCCTCTGCCACCTTTACTCCAACCTAATCCGTTTATATCCTTACCTACTGTTGTTCTACATCCCATAGTAGAAAACTCGTCATCTGGACAATTTATTTCTTTCTGATAAGATATATCTACATTACAAAAATTAGGATAGATTCTTTTACTTAAGCTTTCAATAGCTAATAGTTTTAAATCATAGTTTGGAGTTCCTTTTTTATCGTTAATACCTTTCTTATATTTAAATATTGAGATTGGAAAGATTGATGTTCTATGAAATTTTCCAATACCGTTTATACTCGCTTGTAATAAAGATTTAGAAACTAATCGTCCTTCTGGAGAAGTATCTGTTCCAAAGTTTATAGATGTAAACGGAACTTGGCTTCCAGCTCTACTTTCGAGAGTATTTAAGTTATGATAAAGACTTTCTGCTCCTTGCATTGTTTTTTTTATAGTATGTCGTTTTGCGACTTCATATTCTTTTGGATAGTAATCTTTCAAATAAGAGCTTTCTAATTTAACTTTGTCTTTAATTGATTCAACTATTTTTTTAGCTTCTTGTTCTGTAATATCTCTTAAGTCAACTAAGGCATCTACGAAAGTCTTTCTAAAAGTTATTGCGACATATGGTGCAGCATCATAATCTATTTTATTTGCTCCAACTCCTCCATATTGGACTTGACTCTCACATTGAAATACAACTGCTACGAGTTGAAAGAAAGTCATGATATCATTTGGCTTTCTTACATCTCCATTTCTTGTTTCAAAACCTTTATTGTTGTCAAATAAATCTTGAAAATCTATAAACAAACAATTATGCTGTCCACAACAATAACTATCTAAATCATGAGTATATAATCTGCCTTCTCTATGTGCTTTAGCTACCTCTTTATCTATTAAATTATTTAATGCATATTCTTTTAAAAAATAAGAAGTTATTTTGGCATTTTTACCACTAAAAGAACCTTCGTCTACATTTGCATTTGCATTTTCTATATTTTTCATTTCTATAATTTCTTTAATTCTATCTTGAGATTCTTTGTATAAATGAGCTTGTTCATCTCTTATTTTTCTTCTATTATCACGATATAAAATATAAGCCTTAGCAACTTCTGTTAAGCCATTTTTCATTAATTGATTTTCGATTATATTTTGAATATCTTCAATATGAATTAAGTCTTCGTTGTATTCTTTATTCCAATCCGATATTTCATTATCTATTTTTTCAACGACTTTATCTAAATCTGCTTTATCGTATTTATCACATTCTTTCATTGCTTTTGAAATAGCAACCTTTATTTTATTTAAATCAAAATCTACTAAACTGTTGTTACGTTTTATTACAAACATTTAACTCCTTCTTCCTATTTAAAAATTTCGTCATTAAAATCATCTTTTAATTTAAATTTGCTTTTTTTAATTGTTTCAAATATTTCAAATATTTTATCAATACTTGTAATTTTTTCTTTTTCTACTATACATTGTACAGAATATCCATCGTCTAAATCATTTCCTATTATTATATCTTTTCTAAAGACTGAAATAGTAAAATGAATATTGTTTTCGGAATCATCATAATAGATAGCTCCATCGTCAAATTTAAAGCCTTTATCCATTAATTGTGAGTCAATTTCTTTTGAAATATAAGGCTTTACTCTCATTGAACATGTTGCACAATTATTCATATCAATCGCTCCCTTAAATATACTTTCTCAATAAAAGAATGTTCTTCTAATTCTTCTAATGAAAATAAATAACCTATTGCATTATCGCCCATTCTAATAACTTCTAACTCATTAGGTTTATGACTATTAACCCAAAAGTTAAATTCTAATACATTGATGATATATAAAACATTTGTATGTAGAATATAATAAAGAATATAATTTGCTCTAGTCTTCTCAAAACAGCCAATTGAATTGTATTTTATATTGCTATATTTTTCATATATAATATTTCCTGTTTCAAAAGCTAGTCTGTCGGTTTTAACTTCTAATTTTATTTTTCTATCGTTTTTATATATGATAAAATCAATATCCCATTTTTGAAATTTTCTCTCTGTTCTAACATCTTTAATTTTTGTTATAGTTTTGTCTTGTTTAAGTAATTTTAAAGTTAATTCTTCTCCAACGTTTCCGAGTATAATGTCTTTGTCAAAGCTCATATTTTCTCCTATTTCAATTCTTTTTTATCAACTGTTGCATAAATTTTCCCATATATTTCATCATTAATAAATATACGTTTTTTATTTCCTCTAGTTGATTTTATTGTTACTTTTTTATTTTTAAATCTTATATCTTCTCCAATATAAGTCTTTATTTTACTTTCCATAGTTTCTCCTTAGAAATCTTTTATTTTTTCGTAAAGAGATTTAAACTTTTTTTCTTTTTGTATTTCGTCTCTAAAGTTATTCCGTTGTTCAAGAGCTTCCTGATAATCTTCTATTTCTTCTGTAAGAAAACGAATTTCATCTTTAAGTTCTTCGACTTCTCGTAATAAGTCGTTTCTTTGTTCTAAAATGTCATAAAATTCTAAGTCATACATTAAACTCTAAACTCCTTGTTCTTATTTGTTACTATTTCAATAGGAGTTGTTTTATTTGCCTTGAATAATTCTTCTTTAGCTGCTAATTTAAGTTCCTCTTTACTGCTAGTACTACCATGATGTAATAAAATTTTTCCTGTATTGATTTTTTTCATATAATCAATAAGTTCTGCTTGTTGTATATGAGAAGAAAAAGTTTTGTAAGAAATGATATCGCATTTTTTTTCATATATTTCCCTGTTTATTGTAACGCTATTTAGTCTATTATTCTGAATCATATTTCCTAAAGTGTTTAAGCCACAATAACCAACAAATATCATGCAGTCATTAGGATTTAGTAATATAGATTTAGCATAACTTACTACATGACCTGCATTACACATTCCAGAGCTTGAAATTATCACCATTGGGATATCTTTCTTCTTAATAATGGTTTCGGTATCTTTAAATTCCTTAACAAAATGAAAATTACTCCAACTTAAAACCTGTTCCCAATATTCTTTATTTTCTCCTTTAAGTATTTTGCTATAAACTCCATTAATGTCGTTTAATAGTTTAGAATCGACTATAACTGAAATGTTGTCAAAATCTTTATCGTCTTTTAAATTATCATATAAAAATGACATAAGCATTTGACTTCTACTAAATGAAAAGGAAGGGATTAAAACTCGATGATTCATACTAGTATATTTTTTTATTTGTGTAATTAAATCTTTTCTTTCATTGATTACTTCTTTCTTAGCAAAATTTCTGTCTTTGTTACCGTATGTCGCCTCGAATATAGCTATGTCAGAAGTAGTTGAATATATTATATCGTCTAAGAACGGAGACTGCTTAGAATTGTAATTAGAACCTAAATCAGACGAATAAAATATCTTAGCAACCTTACCGCTTGGCTTTTTAATAAATAATTCTAATTGGCAAGAACCTACACAATGATTATTTGGCAAGAACCTAAATGAAAGAGTTTCATTTAATTTATGAATAATATTTTTTTCAAAGGTTCTAGTTTTATGAATAGCAGTATGTACATCTGTTTTATTAAAGAGTAAATCTAAATTCTTTCCTTTTTCATTTATTTTTTTTACATTTTTTAAATGTATTGTATATGTGTCATTAAGCAAAGGAATCATTAATTCTCTATTGTCTTCTGTTGCTATTACATTCCCTGTAAATCCTCTGTTAAAGGCAGTAGGGAGATTTCCAATATGGTCTACATGGACATGATTAACAAATATATATTTAATGTTTGAAAACGGAATTTTCTCAACCATTCTTTTATTTGTATTATAGTCAGACAACATAGTAGGACACCCTTGGTTCATTCCACATTCAATTAGGATATTTTCCCTTTCGTCATCTGAATTTACATATGAAACTAGCACGCATGAGCCAGTAACTTCGTCTCTGCTAGTCCCTAAAAACTCAATGATAACATCGTTGTTTCTCTTTTTCATGTCTAATCATTTCTCTTTCTGAATTTTTTCTTTGTCTTTAATTTTAACTGATAGATTTTCCCGTCTTCTTCAAATTCAAATTTCCCATTTCCTTGTTCTAAGAATTTAGCGACTGCAAATATTACATCTGCTGTTACATCCTCTGCATTTGAAGAAACTTTATATAATCCATTTTCAATCTCTAAGTAGTCTTTATCTACGAGGATTCTACCACTTTCATTTCCAAAAAGAACTCTTATAGGTTTTTCTTTTGTCATTTACATCCTTTCCATATGCCACCTAATCACAAGAAAAATAAAACATATTACCCTAATTAAAACACATTCTGCATCAATAAGTGGCATATTAATTATTTATTTGCTTATGTATTTTATAAGTTAATTATAGTATTTTTATTTCGGTATGTCAACTAAGAAAACTATACTTTTTCATAATCTATTATCCAATAATCTGTTACGGATAAATTAGTCCATTCTCCGTCAATTTTTTTTGTTCTAGGTTTTGGAACTACTTTTTTTATTTTAATTGCATCGTACTCTGACAATGGTATTTTATTAAACAAAGCTTTACTTATTTTTACTACCTGTTTGTTTTTATTTTTAGTATTATACAAAGTAAGTTTTGGAGAATATTTTGTATCTAAATCCATAACGACATAATATTTATTTTCTGTTATGTGACTTGTTTCATTGTATTTTTTAAAATCGTATATAACCTTTTCAATGTCGCTCACAGCTTTATCATAGTTACTCATGATATCTAACATTACTTTATCTGTATCTACTTCTCTATATTGCTTAGGAGTTTTTTTATTAGCGTATTTTTCAATAATATAAGAATATGGATTTGTATTACTAAATTGTACTTTTTTATAAAACATTTCAAATACTTCATAACATTTTCTAATATATTGTGTGTTTCCAAATTCTTCAAAATATCCCATATCTATAAGTGGGTCTAATTGTCTTTTTGAGATTGAAGTTTCTTCTTTTATATCTTTTAATAGTTCTAAAAAATTATTATAGTGTTTAGCTTGAGAAAGTTTATATAATTCTATCGCACATTGTTGATTTATATTTTTAAAAGAAGTTATATTTTGAGTTATTTCATTCTTTTCAGGAATGTATTTAAACTCATAATTATTTTCTCCAAAAGCTATTTTACCTAATTTGATGCCAAAATTTTTCATTTCTTGTTTAAAGGCACTTACTTTATCTTTTTCTCCTTTTTCAGTATATGTTCTTAACATTACCTCATAAAATTCTCCTGGATAATATGCTTTTAAATATGCTTGTTCTACTGAATCTAAAGCCATCGCATAGCTATGCGAACAGTTAAATCCATATTTAGCAAAATCAACAACTATTTGATATACCTTAAGAGCCATATCCGAATTACCTTCTCCAGTTCTCTTGATAAATCCTTCTACGAATTGCTCCTTATATTTATCAACTAAAGGTTTTATTACTCGCCCCTTACAAGAAGGACAAATTGTCATTCCATCGTTACCTATAGTTCCACAATTTGCACAATAAGTTTTTTTCTTACTAATCATTTTGATAATGTCATATGTTTCCTTCATTGGAAATCCTGCAAATTCGAGTATTTTCATTAATTGTTCTTGATAGAATATGTAAGAATATGGCATTTCTTTTGTTTGTAAAAGTTCATCTAATTCTTTTATTCCGTACTCAAAAGGTTTTCTTGATATAAATTGTTTTACTAAAGATTTAAATGATGGTCTAATCGCAGCAACAAAAGCTGTTAATTCTACGATATTCTTAGGTTTATATTTTTTACATTTATTTCTACTTCCTTCTTGTTCTACCTGATTAACTCCTAATGTTAATCCCTTTGCATAGATATCCCAAACTTTATTATTGTTTTTTACAATATTTAATAATTCTGAAACAGAAGGTTGTGAGATTCCTATTCTTTTGTATATTTCGTTTGTTGTTTTTACCACTTCAACTTTTAAGAAATCTTCTTTCACAAATTGAAATGCATCCATGTCTCCACTTTCTATACAGACGCATAAAACCTCATTTCTCGTAGCCTCTGATTTAACTTTTATAATTCCAATTTCTTCCTCTAAATTAATTGAAGTCGTACAAAACCCACAAGGGTGTGGTCTCGCATTTGTTTTTATCCCAAGATATTTTTTACTCTCTTCTATTAAATAAGAATATTTAGGTTCAACAAAGTCTTCAATATTAATTTCTTCTAATAACTCTCCTGTATCGTCTCGTTCTGCATATTTAAGTTTTTCTTCGTACTTTTCAATTTGTTTAGAAACTTCATTTGCCTCCTCTGGGTTTACATCACAAGCTCTACAATAGAGTTTAAAAGCCGCTTTTGTTTTTAATGTTCCAAATGCCAATAAATCGTATGAACTTTTTTCTCCTAATAACTCTTTTTGAGCCATTATAAATGGTTGTCTATCTGCAACATTCCAATCTATATCTACTAGACTTTTACTTTTTAATATTCTGTCTTTTGTAAGGAATCTTTCAAATATAAGAGGAACTGGGGCATTTATTCTATCTATATTTGTAAATCCTAACAATTTGCCTATATAACATCCACCAGCAGAACCTCTTGAACTATGAGTTAAAATTCCCCCATATTTCTTAATTCCTAATCCAACTATTTTTTCATTTAATAAGAAATAATCTGACATATGGCAACCTATTATTTCAGATAATTCATATTCAATTTGTTCCTTATAATGTTTCCATTCTTTTTGAGGTATATTTATTTTTTCCTTTTCCCAATTTTCATATACAAGATTTTTCAACTTTATGTTTCTTTCTTCTTGAGATAAATCAGGATATACATTTGGTAATTTCAAATTCTTATCTAATACTATATTCTCAAAATCCAAAATTTTATTTGTGTTATCTATAGCAATAGATATTTCTTCGTCTGATAAAACCCCTTGTCTTTGAAAATTTTTAAACAGGGTATCGTAATCTGGATATGTTAAATCCCAACCACTTTCTTCTTCATATGATATTTTATAACTTTTTAAATAATTGTCTCTTTCAATCTCTTGACTTTTATCTATCATGTGAGAATCGCACCCTGCAATTATTTTTAAATCATACTCATAGCTTAAATTTAAAAGGTGTTGATTCCATTTCTTTTGAGTTTCTACATTGTGTGCTTGAACTTCTAAATAAAAATGTGGAAATCTATCATTTAACATAAGTATTATATCGTCTATATCCTCATATCTATTAAAAGCTATGCAGGCAGTAGTTATCATTACATCGTTTGGAGGAAGACTCATAAGGAGTTCTAAATCTACTCTAGGCTTATAATAGTACCCATCTTTATTCGCCTGACTTGTAATTCTATTTATGGCTTTTCTTCCGTTATTATTTCTAGCCAAAAGAACTATATGTCCATTTGCCTTATCTTTTTCGAAACGATTTTGAACCCAATATGCCTCACATCCTGCAATTATTTTTATAGGCTCTAAACCTCTATCAATTCTTTTTTTATTAAATTTTTCTACTTCTAGGTAATGATTATAAAACATTCCCATGTATCCATGTTCTACTGTTGAATATGCTTTATGTCCTAATTCTGCAATTCTTTCTAAATATTGTTCTACAGATACAGTTGAATCTTGTACAAAAGCATTTGAGTAATAACTATGTTTGTGATAATTAACATATGTTTTCATAAAATCGCTCCTTAATCTGTTATTTCTACTTCGTATTGATACATAGCATCATAAAGCTTTTGTGGTATTTGAGTTTTATATTTATTGGCTAATTCCTTAATTGTTTTTTCTTTATATTCTTTATATGCCATAAATGCTTCTTCTGGAGTCTTATATCTTCCTAAAGAAATCGTGTTATTGTTTATTCCAATGCTAGATACAAACACTTTCTTTTTAGTTTTATCGCAATGCACTCCAATCGGTAAATTTCCTCTACATGTTTCTCTCTTAATAAAAAGAAGATTTATCTCTTGGGGAACAAATACACATGTTTTAGGACTATATATTTTATTACCTTTAATTAATATATCCTTATCTAATTGCATATTTTGTCCTTTTATCTCATAATAATTTTCTTCATACCATTCTGCAAAGTTTTGGAAATTTAACCATTTATCGCAAACTTTACAGTTTTCGTATGTTTTTTGTTTTTTCTTATAATTTTCATCGTAACATCTTAATAGCATTTGAGTCCGTTTGAGATATGGTTTTGTTCTTTTTTTGTTTATCTTTGTTGGATATTTTCCTTCCCCTAAATATCCTTTCCCATATGCTCTCTTTTCATAAGGGCAGCGAATTTGTCCTGTTTGGAATGGTTTATATTTAACATTATATTTCGTGTAATTATATTCTGGAAAATATACATCTATATCCATATTATTTCTGTATTCCTTTATAATCATTTTGCTTCCAAAATTATTATGTCTTTCTTCTCCTGTCCTATCTATTTTTTTGCTCATAAAAATTATTCCTTTCTACCAAAATGAGAGAGCTAAGTTACTCTCTCACCGTCTGTTAAATTATGTTTTTATTTTTAGCAGCTTGAATCCAACTTGGAAACTCTCCTAATAATTTAGTATATAGTTCTTCATCAGATAGATTTGCTATTTTATTTACATTTAAAAAATCTGCATTATCAACAACTCTTCCAGTCATGTCATCTAGTTTTTCTAAGAAATGAAAATCTTCATATCCAATCCCAATAAACTGCCAAAAGATACCTAATTTTGAAGAATCTTTAATAACTTGAGATGAATTTACTTTATCCCATGCATCTCCATCTGTAATAAATATCACAAATGTTGGAATATTATCTTTGTAAGTTTCATGTTGTTTTATTATTTCTTTCATGACAGGAGCATAATTAGTTCCACCCATTTCGTATTTTTTTAAAATTTTATTTTTATTTATATAATTG